TTCCTGAAAAACTACAAGACTTTAGATACTTTCTAATCATAACGTGGCGTCATCTTAACCTGCCTGACCCCACACCAGTTCAATTAGACATAGCTGAGTATTTACAGTACGGACCTCGTAGAAAGATCATACAGGCCTTTAGAGGAGTGGGTAAGAGTTGGATAACTTCTACTTACGTTGTGTGGAAACTACGGATGAATCCACAACTGAAGTTCCTTGTAGTCTCTGCAAGTAAAGATAGAGCAGACAACTTCTCTACATTCACCATGCGTCTTATCAATGAGATGCCAATATTAGCTCCACTGCGTCCAGAAGACA